TACTTGTCCATCTGGATAAACATCGTGTTCAAGAACTCTAACTTTCTTAGCTGGTAATTTATAATGTTCTACTACTGTTCTTTTTAAATCTTTTGGATTAACTGAACTAACTGCTGTATCATAACTTCCTACATACTTTTCAGTTTCAGGAATTTCGTAAACGTTCTCACCTGTACGTTTATATTGTAAATCAGGTTTATTCTTTCCTTTAGGTAAAGCAATAGCTCTGTGTACAACCATCTTATCTTTTACTAATCCATCTCTTGCAAACATTACCGCTCTTTTCTGAACTCCTGGAAGTTTACTAAATCCGCTCCCTATTGCTCCAGCAGTTAATAATGCTTCAAGTCCAGTTACAGCAGCTTTACCATATTCTCCATTTTTAATATCATCGTCTACTGTAGTTACTCGATCACTAGTTACAAAATCTGCAATTGCCGCACCGTTTAGTACTCTAGAAAGAGTCTTTAATATCTTTAATTTTCCCAAATGGAAGTAATAATCCTAACGCAAAAGAACCAGTTGTTAGTAAATCATTACCAGCTTTCTTAACTAATTGTCCTTTTGCTGAATCTCAAAATGGAACGTCTTTAGGACGTTTTGTTCCATATCCGTCTATATAGTATTTATCCTTGTCTGACATGATCTATTGCTAAACATATAACTCCAGCTATGAATATAAATACACAACATGGACTAAGTGTTATAAACGTTGTTATTAATGTAAATAATATTACAAATATTCAACCTAATGCTCTAAGTCAATTCTTCATTTTCTTTTGTTGTAAAAGTATCTATTCCATATAATAAAGCGTCTATTAATATTAATCCCACAGGAATAGCCATAGGAATGATAGATAACATTCCTAAAATCAATGTAATTACCATAATACCTAAAATAATATCTGCCATTAGTTCCATAATACATTAAGCTTTAAAAAAGTAAATATTATTATTTTTATAATTATTTGTATCTATATGTAATCAAGTAGTCTCTCTGCCATTTTGATCTCATTTTTCAATACGAATTGGAATAGTTAATTCTAATTTATGTTTTTCTAATTCGTATCTCATATTAGATGCTGACATCTTATTGCTAATTAAATCAAAAGCATTACCTTTTTTATGTTGCGAATTTTTAGCTCCGATTTTACAATCTGGCTGTCTGTATCCACAATAATTTCTACTACCTCCAGATGCTCAATTATTACATATTAAAGGAATTCCTAATATTTCTCTAACTTCTTCTAATGCTTTTAAAGCTCTAGAGTCAAGTAAAGCTAATGATTTTTCCTCTCCTAATTCTTCATATACCTCTTTTGGAACTAGTTCTTTTATATCAAAATATTTATTTGCTTTCATTTCTTTTAACTCCTCCTAATTTATCTGCTCAGGCTTCAACAAAAAATTTGTAATAATCATAAGGAATACCTTTTTTACGCTTTCGCCTACAATTTAAATTATGTAATCCACTTAATAGCCCTACAAAAGGTAAATATAAAGGACCTAATCATTTAGATTGAATGCCATGTCCAACCTCATGTTTAATAGAATTTTTTAAACTAATTCGTATATTATTGTTGTTCCAATCGTATCTATTATAATCTAATAATACATAATAACCTAGAGAAATTCCTCCAGGAAATTTATCATAAATGTAAACCTCCTGATCTTTATATGTAAACGTTTTTAATCTAGTTCTATTATAAAACGGAAGAAGTATTGCTCCTAGTAACGATTGAGGAAATTCTCAAGTTCATCTACGAATTTTGATAATTGTTTTCATTTTTCTTTCTATTAAATATTTTTACTACAGAATCTGCACCTAATAGAGTAGTACTACATATAAATAGAGTATCTACAATAACTGGAGCTTGTATCCCATGAAAAGTACATCATAAACATATAATAAGACATGCCACTCATCCTAAAACTCCACAAACTCGTTTACTACTTAAACCACTTTGTGCAGTGAATAATCTAATAAAGAAATCTTTCATTATTTTATTATATAGATAAATAGTCAACTACTGCTTTACAAAAACTTAGGAATTCTTCATCTGATAGATTAGAACGCATTGTATTTATACTATTACATACTAAACGAATGTTAGATAAAGAATATGCTCTCCCTGGTTTAATTCTATCGATAGAAACATTAAAAGGATTTTTGCCTGCTTTAATAACAGTTTGCATCTCTAAATTAGATAATGCGCACTTTCCATTTTGTTTTTCAAACAATTCGATTAATTGCTCTTTTGTTAAATCGAAAGGAATATTGTTTTTTAAAGCTCTAGTTTTACATCCAGATAATAATCGTGATAAAAATCGATCTCGATCGTTAATTTCCTGAGTAGCTCTTTTAATTTTCTTCCTTTCTTTTTCACAATCTTTGCATTCTCTAGAATATCCTTGTCGGCAAATATATTTCTCTCCTTTATAAAATTCTGAAACATCTTTATAAGTTTTACAAACATGACAATATAGTTCTCCATTTTCATTAAAACTTGGAATTCTTATACGCTTAGATTCTTTTTCCTTTTCACATTCTTTACAATGAGATCCATATCCACACTTTACATTATTGCGTCTAGGAAAAAATTTAGATGTCATTGGTTTATATTTCTTACACTTAGTACAAAGTTTATAAATAACATCATTAATTAATTTAAAATTAGGTAAACCTAATGTATAATTCATTTATTTTCCAAGTTTCTCAAATAAGATTTTTTGATCTTCTGAAGTCATAATTATTTATTATGATGTCATTTAGCAGCATTTCTAGCAAAATTAGCTCTCTTCTTTTGTAGCGGAGTTGCATTAGGATCATTAAGTACAGATCTAGCATGTTCTTGTACAGTTTGTCCAGCTCTTTTAGCACTAGCTGTAAACTTACCACGATTAGCCTTCTTTATATAGATTTTCCCACCCTTCTTTAAATGTTCAATCATATCGATAAATAAATTAGGTAAATCTATTGTGCTTGAGTTAGATAACTTTTGTATTTGTTTTTGTAAAGTTTTAAAATCTAAATTAAAATCATTCATATTAAATATATTTAGCAAGTTATTAGTTTAAATATTTTTATTTTGTATTTCACAAAAATAATAAATAAATTTGCAAAGTAAAAATAAAAAATTTAAAACTAAGTAATAAAATGTGAAATACTTTTCTAGATTGATTCTTATTTATAGTTGATAAAATTAAAAACTGGAAGGATGTTTGAAGAACATTGTTTATACTGTTAATTGTCTTTGCATTAAATATAATTACTAAAGAATATACCGAACGTTTAGTTATAAATTCTAAAACAGAAGTAGTAAATGAAATAAACCAAAGACATGATAGTATATTAAATCATGTTATTGAAAAATCTCCCGAAGTAGATAGAGTTATTAATTCTATTTTAGATAATTTAAATATTACCTATGGATTTAATCGTGCATCTCTAATGATTTATCATGATAATATCACAATGACTAATGGGATGCCGTATTTAAGAATGTCTATTTCTCATGAAAGAATAAGAGAAATAAAAATGAAAGTAACTGCTAAAAAAACTGAAATGCAAAATGTTCCATCATCTATGTACTCAGATTTAAATGCAGAATTATTAAAACATGGCCAAGTAATAAGAACTTTAAAATCTTTAGAAACAATTGATAAAAATTCCTATACTAGATGTTTAAATGAAAATATTAAAGGATATATTGTAATTCTTATACGTAATACAGATAATTCCCCATTAGCTGCATTATGATGTTTTAGCTGTGATAATGAAGTTCCCATGGAATCAAATGTAGTACATGATTTAATTGGACAAGGACATATTATTCGAGATGTATTAAAATATTAATAATTTATGACAATGGTTTTAGAAAAAGATAAGTTTTATAATGACTTATCTATTGATAAAGAAAATGACAATGTAATTTATAATGATCAGCAACATGTTTATATAGATAAAACAGATGGATCCTATTATATATCTGTTACGACACTAATTCACAATTATACTAATATATTTGATTCTGCTTTTTGATCAGCATATAAAGCATTAGAATCATTAACAGACGATGTAACGTTTGCAGCTTTAAAGAAAGTGTTACTTACGACTAAAAAATTTGATCCATCTATTTTACATAAACTTAGTATTGATGAATCTCAATTTAATACTAAACGAGAAGAAATCTTACAAAGTTACGAAGATGAAAAAAATAAATCCTGTGAACGTGGCACTAAAATACATGCTGAGTTTGAAAACTCAATGTATCAAAATCCAGAAAAAGAACTAAAAAGATACGGATTAGGTGGAAAATTTAGTGTTAAAAAAGGACATTATCGACTTGATACAGAAAAAGCAGTATATCCAGAATTTCTTATTAGTGTAAAATCAAGAGATGGCGTATTGAGAGTTGCAGGACAAATTGATTTATTAATTAAAGATGGTAACGATATAATAATTATAGATTTTAAAACTAATAAAAAAATCGATCGCAAATCTTATTATAATAAATCAACAAAACGATACGAATGTCTAAAATATCCTTTAAATACAATTCAGGATTGTAATTTAATGCACTATACACTTCAATTATCAATGTATGCTTATTTGCTTCAACAAATTAATCCAGATTTAAATATTAAAATGTTAAAGTTAATTCACATTGATCATTCAAATAAAGTTGAAGAAATTGAAGTAGAATATATGAAAAAAGAAGTAGAAGTACTTCTTAAACACTACAAAAAACAACTACTTATAAAAGAAGAATTATCAAAAGATACTCCAATCGTATATTAGTAATCGTTACAATTGCAAGTTAAAAGGTTATAAATATAATTGGAGTATCTTTTTTAAATAAAATATTATGGGATTTATAGATATATTAGATGGGCATATTAAAGAATTATTTGGAGCTAATGAGAATTTAAGTAATAAACGTTTAAAGATATGCATGAAGTGTCCATTATATAAAAAGACTCCAGTAGGTCCTATTTGTAATAGTTCTTTATATATTAGTAAAGATGGAAAAGATGTGGTAAATTACGGAAAAGAAGGATACGTTAAAGGGTGCGGTTGTAATTTAAGTAAAAAAGTCCGTCTATCAAATGCAAAATGTATTATAAGAAAATGATAATATGCAGATTAATATAAAACATATATTAATAGGTTGATACAATAAAATCTTTTTAAAAGAACAAGATTTAGCAAATTATCGATTAGATATTTGTAAGCACTGTCAGCATAATGTAAAATTTTTAGGTCAAGATAGTTGTGATTTATGTGGATGTATATTAGATGCTAAAGTCCGAGTAAGAGAAGAAAAATGTTTAAAAAATAAGTGATAAAATGGATTTAGGAAATAGAAAAATGGAATTAACAGGCATACATTATATGCCAGGACTCGATCAATCAGAAGATTTAACTACAACAGATAAAGAAGTGATGAAAAAATTGCAAGAACAAGCTCAACTTGAAATGGCAGATAATTTATGTAAACAAAATGAAGGAGTTAAATCTGCAGCTAACAAAGAAATTGTAGCTTGTAATAGTAATGTAATCATTAAACTTTATGATAGAAATCCCTATCGTAGTATTAAGACTAGTGCTTCAGGGATTATCTATGGTTTAGATGGACATGAAATGTATTTTAGTCACGAATCTGGAGAAATGGAAGAATCTCATCAGGAAATTATTTGTGCAGAAGTAATTGCTATTGGACCTGAATGTAAAAATGTAAAAGTTGGAGAGGATGTGTATTGTAGAAATATTCCTGTTCCAATACCTTTTGATAATCAAGGATATTATGCTATTACAGAACAAAATATTATATGTAGAATTGTAAATAAAAATTAATGATGTTAGAAGATAAAATATTTTTTAATCCTGGAGATTTGGTAATATTAAGACATCCAATTCCAAATCGTCCAGTCATGTATGTAGTAGGAAGAGTAATGCAAACGATAAAGAAAGGAGCGAATCTTGAATCCTTATTTAAAGGAATTAGATGTAGATGATATGACAATAATGCTACTTTACAAGAAGCAATCTTTTCTACTAAGGATTTAAAGTTTTATGAAAATGAAGATTTATCTGAATAATCTTTATATTAAATATATAGAATGTAGTGTAGATGAATTTGAGAAAATTAAAGACTTTCTTGACAATTCTAATACATATGTTCCTTATATTAAAAATATTCCTATAGAACCATATTATAAATATAACACGACTATTTGTTAAATAAAATGGACGAAAAGAAAATACAAAAATTTTTAGAATGACTTCCAACAAAATTTGAAGAATTTAAAGGCAAAACTTTAGAAGAAGTTGCAGAAGATTTAAATCGATTATATGAAACAGACGAAGGTAAACAAACTATTCAGACTCTAATGAATACGTTCTTAGAAGAACAAGATAAAGACCCTTCTAAATTTGCTAATGGGGGAATTCTTCCTACAAGTAAATTAGATTACATTGTTTCTTTGCATAAAAAAGGTGGCAAACTAAAAACTAAGAAATGTTCCTGTGGATGTGAAATGCACAAAGTATTCGAAAATGGAGGAGTTGTTGAAAAATGTGCCTGCGGATGTGATACTAAGAAAATCGTAAAAGCTGAAAATGGCACAAAAACTAAATCTAAGTCGAAATCTAAGTCGAAATCTAAAGTTGAAACTTACCAAAAAGGTTATTTAACTCCTTGAACTTTTGCATTCAACTCTGCTAAAACAACAGTTTTACCAAACATTGACGGAGGGGGCCAAAGAACAATACAACGTGTTGCTTCTCCATCAGGTAAAGTTATTGACCGTATATATGCTCCAGGTCAAGGTTATACAGAGAGAGTAATAACTCCAACTGATACAACGTTTACAAGAGTCATCTCAAATGGAGGAAGTGGAGCGCCAGATATACAAACATTTAGTAAAGGTATGCCAGATTTTAATTGATTCCAACAAAGATGGAAACAATATGGAGTTTACAAAAAAGGCGGAAAGGTATAAGAGATATCTTTTTGCTTTATAAGGAATAATATGGATTTATTTATATTTAATAATGATTTACAGAGATTAGAGATTAATGAATATTCTATTTTGCTAATTAAAGAATTTGCAGCTCTATGAAACGAAGACAGAAATAAATGTAAAGAAGATCCTAAAGGTATTAAACGTTTACGTGCTTACAGAGAATTTGCATATATTTATTTAGCTTTAGACTATAAATCTCCATATTTTGAATACTTAGAACAAGAGAAACATCAAGCAGCTATGGAAGATAGCGGACTTACTGAAAAAGAGTTTAATGATGAAACTTTTAGAGCTGCTTGTAGAAAATATATAGAACTTAAAGATTCATCAAGAATTCTAAGTTTGATTAAAACTGCATTTAGAACTCTAGAAAAGATGAGAGTATTTTTAGATTCAATCGATTTTAACGAAAGAGATGAATTAAATGGAGGTAAATATATTAACGATCCTAAAAAAATTATGGAAAGTTTAACTCAAATTGGAAAAATGGATGCTTATTTAAAGGAACTCGAACTTACATATAAGAAAGGTTTAAAAGCACAATCCAAATTAAGAGCAGATAACGAGCCAGGTTTTGGAGATATGGATCAACTCCAAAGATAAAAATATAAATAATGGAACAAGAAGTAAAACGAAAACGAGGTAGACCAAGAAAAAATCCTCCTGCAACTTTACCTACATTTGCAGACAGGTATGAAGAAGAATTAAAAAAGAAATTATTTCAAGATGTAACTGTATCAAAAACAGAAGACGAAGAGGAAAGTCCATATTATGAGTTTCCTAAGGAAGGACATAGAAAACGCAATGGTGCGTGAGATGTTCCTCTTGATGAAGAAATATTATATTTTGATCCAGAATTATCTTATGAATTAACTGGTTATAGACCTATAAATGAAACTCAAGGTTTAGATTTTGATCCAACTCCATTTACTGAGGCAGGTAGATTGTTTATGGAAAGAGGACATTATACAGAATATCCTAAAAATAGCAAACCTTATCGTGATTATTGAACAGAACAGTATAAACGTTGTGTAGATGGTTATACTGTTGGAAAATATAGGATAACTGGAGATCATTATTTCTTTTTGAATTTCTATCGAATGAAAACTGTTGATGGAGAGAAAAAAGCTGGTGCGGGACGTACCGAAGCATTTCCAACTTTTTTTGCAAAACAATATGAATATTTTCACTATCTAGAAATGTGCGAATATCTTTATAAAGATTGTGTTGCATTAAAATCTCGTGGGGTAAACTAATACCTGCCCTCTTTTATAGTAATATAAAAGTAATAAATTTCGCTATATCGCAGAAGACTAAGGTGATTAAAATCACTATGTTAACAGCGAGATAAGTCAATTAATCACTGACCATCGTAACGCATAGAAAGGAATCACAGAGATAAACTTTCCACGAGAGCGAAACATCCTAATATTTAGTTAAGGATGAAAATATATGCTGAACTTATAAGAAATTATAAGAGTCTAGGGATAAAAAGCCTTAGAGATAACAAAAATTGAGGTTTTTCAGAAATTGGAGCTTGTTTGGGTGTTCGTCCTTTTATTACTACTAAAGGTTTTACTACTATTTATACAGCATATACTGAGAGTTATGTTGATACCGTATTAGGTAAATGCTGAGTACAATTAAACTGATTAAATCAAAATACTGACGGAGGTATGAAACGACTTCGTCAGAAAATCGATAATATAAAACACAAACGTGCATCTCTTGTTGATAGTGAAGGCATAGAATTTGGGCGAATGGCTGATATAGAAGGAATAACAGCAGATCATCCAAGAAAAATTAGAGGTGAACGTGTAGATAGACTCTTATTTGAAGAGGCTGGATCTAATCCAATACTTTCAACATCGTGAACGCAAGGTACTGCTCTAGTTGAACTAGGAGGAGCTAGAGTCGGGATTAAGATCGCATGAGGGACGGGAGGCGATATGGGGCCTGCTCTAGCTGGTTTAGCTAAAATGTTTGAAGATCCATTAAGCGCAGGAGTACTTCCATATAAAAACTTCTATTCAGATGATGGTACTGCACAGTATACTGGGTTCTTTATTCCAGCATATGAATTTATGATGCGTCCTGGGTATGTTGATAATCGAGGAGTAACCGATACTAAACGAGCTAAAGCTTTTTATGAAGAACAACGCAAATTAAAATCAGGAGAACGGTTATTAGAGTATTGTTCAGAATATTGTTTTACTCCTAAAGAAGCATTATTACGACAAGGTGAAAATATATTTGATTCCGTATTAATTGCAGATAGAATTACTCAGATTCGAGTACATAAAATGGGAACTTCTCCTCAACATATAGCGTTATTATGAGATAGAGAAGATAACGATAATTCTCGAAATAAAGTTAAAGCAGTATCTAGTCCTAATAGTAAAATATTAGTTTACGAAGAACCAAAACGAGATAGCGAAAGCAATATATATAATAATTTATATGTTGCAGGAATAGACTCTATCGATCAGGGTACTGGGGATTCTGCAACACAATACGATGTATCAGATTTTTGTATTGTTGTAAAAAGAAGAATATTTGGTTTAAATGAACCTAAATATGTTTGTATTTATAAAGATCGCCCAAGAGACATACGAGAAGCTTATGAAAACGCAATGAAGATTTTAGTATGGTACAATTGTAAGGCGTTACTTGAACATACAAAAATCAGTATATTAACTTACTTTAGAGAAAAAAAGAAAGATTCTCTATTTATGCGACGTCCAAAATCTAGTTTAGGAGATATAAAAAAAGGAAATTCGGCCATGATAGGAGTACCTGCAACAGAAACTATTATTAAACACGGATTAGAATTGATTAATAACTTTGTAAATGATTACTGTTATGGAATTGATTCTGATGAAATGCTTGAACAGTTACTAAACTATTCATACGAAAATAAAAGAAAATTTGATATTGTAGCTGCTCTTGGGATGTGTGAAATGGCGGATGAAGAATTAACTGGAATTAATCCTAAAGTTAAAAACGAAGTTACTAAAACTTGAAAAGATATTGGATGATATATTGACGACAGAGGATATAAACGATATGGTATAATTCCAACAACATGACACAATTAGAAAAAGAGGTTTTAGATATTATTGAAAAAGTTACATGTTGTAAGTATATTGGACACTTAAAAGTAATCGAAAGTGAAGATGATTTTACATTAAACTTATATCTAAACCAAGAAATGTCTCCTATGGTTATTAATTATCAAGGAGATAAAGAATCATTTCTAAAGTTTATTGCTAAGGACTTACGTAAACGCCAAATAGAACGAGCACATCATTTCTGAGCAATTAAACATGAATGATATGAGTCACAATGTATCGATACAGACGATTATTGTAATAACGATATATTATAATGAATAATACAGATATTGAAAAAATTAAAAAGACAATTGCTGAACTGGTCTACGATAAAGTTAAGCTTAGAAAAGCATATAACTATTATCATTGTACTAGAGATGCAGAACAGTTTAGACATTTAGAAGATAATTTTGGAATAGGTACTCCTACCTCTATTAATTTTACTCCTTTAATTAAAAAACATATCGATGTATTAATTGGAGAGTATTTAGGATTAGAACCTGATTTAAAAATATCTTGTAAAGATTCTAAAACTGTTTCTAATATTATGCGAGAAAAGCAATTAAAAATTAACGAAACTGTCTATAAGTATTTAAAATCATATTTACAAAATTCTATTATTCCGATACTATTAGATAACAGAGAACTTGCAAATAATGATCCATTTATTCAGGCAGAATTAGATAAATTAATCGCAGATACAGAAGAATCTTTCACTTCTGAATATGAAATTGCAGCACAAAATATACTAATATATTTACGTCAATCTCGCAACATAGATTTAAAAAATAAGATGCGAGAGTTATTTTTAGATCTCTTAATTACAGGAACATGTTATTATCGAGTGATTCCAACTGAAAATGGAGAAAATGTATCATTAGAAATATTAAATCCTCTAAATACCTTTATTGAACGTAATACTAATTCTTATTATTTAAAAGATTCTTATCGAGCAGTTATTCGTAAGTACATGACTAAAGAGGAAATAATTAATCGATATCACGATGAATTAACTTCAGAAGCTCTAGAATCTTTAGATAATGATTTTCATAAGAATCAAGCATATTTTAACAGTGTATTTGTAAGAGTTCCAGCAGCTAATACAGAAATTAGAACTGATACAGGAACTATCTTAGAAGGAACAAGTACAGGTATATTAGGAGGATTAGAAGTAACTCCAATGTTGCCATTTGATGAAACAATAAATGGACATAGATTGCTTAATACAATTCCAGTTTATGAAGTTGAATGACTTGAAGTTAATAAAAAAACAGGGTATTTAACTAGACACGAAGGTGTAAAAATTGGAAATGATATTTATATTACTAGAGGTGAATCTAAATATGTAGTGCGCTCTTCTGATTATCCAAGTAAATGTACATTATCAGTTAACGGAACATTCTTTTTAGATAAAAACGGACAGCCGTTCTCTCTTATTTTAGCTACTTCTGACTTGCAAGACAAATACGATATGCTATTGTTCTATAGAGACAACTTAATTGCTTCTAGTGGAACTGTTGGTGAATGGTTAGACTTAGCTAACGTTCCTGAAGCATTAGGAGTTGAAATGCCTGAAAGAATTCAAAAGTGATTAGCTTGAAAAAAGAATGGAGTAGCTATTTTAGATAGTTCTCAAGAAGGGCAATCGTTAAATACTATTTTTAACGGATTTGATGATACAGTAAAAGTTCAAGCAATACAAGCAATACAACTTGCAATTCAATCTGTTGAACAACAAGCATCATCTATTACAGGAGTATTCCAAGAAAAACTAGGTCAAATAGAGCAACGAGACGCTGTTTCAAACGTACAAGTTGGAATTAAACAATCTACTCTATTAACTAAACAGTACTTTGACGCAATGGATTTAATGTATAAAGAAGTTAACTATGATATGTTAAATCTAGCTAAAATAGTATTTAAAAAGGGATTAAGAGGTACAATAATTTTAGGAGATAAATATGCTAAATTGTTTACTGCATTGCCTGAACACTATACTATAACTGATTTTGATATTCATATCGAAGATAGTACTCGAACATATAGAGATATGGAGGCTTTAAAATCTGTTAGTCCTGAATTAATTAAAGCAGGATTGGCTGATTCTGAGTTAGTAGTTAATATCTTCAAAGCTAAAAATATGAATGACTTAGAACGTTATATAACACGTTCAATGAAATCTAAAAAGCTTGAAAACGATCAATTAATGCAATTACAACAACGTATACAACAATATGAAGCTCAAATTCAAGAAAATCAAAGACAGCTAGAACAACTTAGTTCAGAAAACAAAAAACTATTAAATCAGATTGATAAAAATAGTAAAGAAAAACTTGATCTAGAGCGTAAACGTATTTCTTTAGAAGAGCAAAAAATCCGAGATAATAAGGATTATAATGATAGAGTAATTGATACAAAGGAAAAACAAATCCAAGTTGAACAAATGCAGCTATATGACTCAAATCCATATAACAATAAAATAAAAACAAATATTTAAACAGATGAGTGCATCACGTCCAATTGAAGTAGAAATAACTATGACGTCTGGATGTTATTTACAGGTAACAGATATTACAGGAACGTCTAATTTTGAGCATAGTTATGAAAAATGGCAAGAAGAAAATAGTGATTGAAAACAGCATGTATTTATTGATTTCCTAGAAAATAATTCCTATAGTACAGATGATTTAACTGTTCTCGAAGATTCTATAAGATGTTTAGATTTAGAAACAAATGATATTCGAACTCCTTATCTGTATAAGTTACCTAAAGATGGTTTATATATATATAACAAATATTGTATTGAAAAATTAGAACATCTTAAATCTTCAGATGCAGATACATATAATGCGAGTGGGAAATTGTTTTATTATAGTAACGGAAACACTTGAGATATTTATATAGGAACAACTGACGGGCAAAATGAAACGTTAACCGTAGAATCTGCAAAGAAAGTTGAAGATTATTCTGAATTATCTAGTTTAATAACTGATGAAATTGAATATTGAACGAATAAACAAATTGTATCTATTTGTTATTTAAATAAATGTTTAATTTCGTTACAAAAGAAGATGATTTATGATAATCTTAATAGTAAGTGTACATATGATAATTGCTCATCTGATGAATCTATAAGAAATATGCGAAATTTTCTATTTGATTCTGTATATATCTTAAGTTATTTAATTGAACAAGGAAGTTATTTAGAAGCACAACGTATAATTGAAGATTTGACTTCGTGTAATTATATATGTAAAGATATATTGGGAGAGACAAATTATAATAAATGTGATTGTGGAGCAACTATATAATATCTTTTTAAATGTGTATCTATCAGAATTAGAAAAATTAAAATTCGGATATACATATGATAAACAAACTTTAAAATTTCTAGATGATCTTATGAACACAATAGATTATATAGAAAACGGAGATATATCTAGAAACGATTATTTTAAAATAATTCAATATTATGAAGAGAACAATTAGTTCAAGAAATTTAAATGCTTCTAATATCGAAAATAATATTTCACGTCAAACATTTGCTTACAATAATACTATTGATTTCTATCGTGGATTATCGTTTAGATATGAGGAGTGAAATCCAAACAGTCATTACTTTAATGATGAATATACTGTCGATTTTGTTTCTCACGATAATGCTCTTTTTGCTTGTAAAAAAACACATTGATCTAATGATGTTAGTATTGACTCTGAACCATTAGTTAGTAAAGTAAATAATGAATATTGAACTCTAGTAATGCAAGGTCAACCTGGAGCACAAGGCGAAAAAGGTGCTGTTTTTATTCCTCACTTTGATCCTAGTTCAGGAATGTTAAGTTGAGAGAATAACGGAAACTTACCTAATCCAGATCCTGCTCTAATCAAAGGAGATAAAGGAGATCCAGGGCAAAAAGGAGAAGACGGAGAAGACGGAATTGGATTGCAATTTAAATGGGATGGGACAAATTTAGGAGTTAAAAGAGAAAATGAGGAAACGTGAATCTACGTAAATCTAATAGGACCTAAAGGAGATCCTGGACAAAAAGGAGATCCTGGACAAAAAGGAGATCCTGGACAAAAAGGAGATCCTGGTCCTAAAGGAGAGAAAGGAGATAATGTAAATTTAAGAGTTGCTAGTAATTATATACAGTTTTCTTATGACTCTGTTTATTGATACAATCTACTTCCATTGTCAGACATTACTGGAAAAAATGGAGTTCCTGTAATAATTAGAAACAATGGAATAGAACTTCAATGAAAATATGAAAATTTAGACGATTGGTATTCATTAGTTCCATTAAGTGAACTAATTGGTCCTAAAGGAGATACAATAGAAGATGTTTTTATTGATGAACGTTTTCATTTATGAGTTCGATTATCTTCTGAAAACCAAGCTAGAGATTTAGGAAATGTAAGAGGTCCTCAAGGAAATGATGGCAAAGATGGCAGAGAAGTATTATTACGAAGAGCAGATGGACACATACAATGGAAATATTATGGTTCTGAGGGAGGATGAACGAATATTTGTAGTCTTGAAGAAATTAGAGGAGTTGGAATTAAAACTTTACTAATTAATGAAAATGCTCATTTAATAGTTACTTTAACTAATAATGAAATACAAGACGCGGGTAGAGTATATGGAGAAAAGGGAGATAATGCTACTGTTACTGTTAATAAAACTACTACAGTAGAATATACTGAACCTGCTAATGTAAAAAATATTAGTTCTGACCCTACTAATGCAGTATTTGATTTTTATATTCCTCAAGGAGCTCCTGGAGATCAAAACATTCATGTTGGACCAGAATCACCTTGTGAATATAAGGAAATGCATCCTGAAAATCCTGCCTATGATGATTGTCAGAATATGATCTGATATGATCCAACGAATGCAGATGATGAACAATATAGAGGGCCGAGAGGTTATTCAGCTTATGAACAATATGTTCAAGGTGGAGGAACTTTGACAGAAGAACAATTTATTGAAACTTTAGGACAAATTGCTACATGAGATAATGTTAGTTTTAAAATAGTTCAATCTTTACCTGAATCTGGAGAAACTAATGTTATATATTTAGTTCCTAATCATCTTTCAAGTGGAAATGATTTGTTTGATGAATATGTTTGAATAGATAACGGGCAAGGTACACATAGATGAGAACTATGAGGATCAGGCAAAACCGTAGCAGATTTAACTAATTATTATACTAAAACCGAAATAGATCAGCAAGTTGATGTTTTAGAACAAAAAATTATTGCTGCAGGCACACTTACATGAATCGATATTAATTAAAACAATAATTAAATGGCAGTTCCAGTATTATTTTATAGAGGTCCAAAAAGTTCGTACGACGTTAGTCAACACGGCAATGGAATATACTTTTGTACCGATACCTATGAAATATTTATGAATAATCATTCATATGGAGGAGGTAAGGTACAAGATGTTACATTAAATTCTACAAGTAATTGTTTAACTATACATTATACTAGTGGAGATACTACTGATGTAGCTTTAGCGAAAGCATCAGAAGTATTAGACGGTTTGATGTCTAAAGAAGATAAAACCAAATTAGATAGTTTAAGTGGAAATTATTCGTCTAGTTTGTCCTCAACAGTATCTACTGTAGAAAAACTAGGAGGAATTGCTGCTGGTACAACAGTAGCTCAATTAACTGGTAAAAGTTATAATGAAATTTTTGATACACTCATTTTCCCTACGGTTAATCCTACATTTACTAATCCCAGTGCTAGTATTTCTTTAAAAAGCTATTCTAATATTCAAGAAATTGGAGCAGTTGCTCCATCTACTGCTAATTTTAACGTTAGTTTTAACGCTGGCGCAATTAATTTAGCAGGTAAAAAACAAAACAATAGAGCTGGTGCACAAGATACCAACGCTTCTAAAATTTTATATAGTTCAAGTAAAATAGAGGATCTTCCAGAAACAGTAGTAGCTGGAGCAATGGATTATTATTATCGTGCAGTATATGCGCAAGGTCCTCAACCAAAAGATTCAAAGGGGAATGATTATCAGACTCCACTTCCTGCAGGACAGGTAGATTCTAGTAAAGTAACCGTAACAGGTTATCGCCCAGCTTACTCAGGATTAGTTTCAACAAATAATATTACTCAAGAAGTAATTAAAGGAATGACTAAAACTGTATCTGCAAAGAAAACTGTTAAAGTTTCTGGACCAATTACTGAACAATATATTTGTTTTGCTGCTCCAACAGGATGGAACGTATCAAATATTAAAGATAGTAACAACTTTGATGTAACTGGAACTTATACTACTAGTACCGTTCAGGTTACTTGTTTAGATGGACAATCGGTTAACTATACCGTATATCTATCGGGTAAAATGACTCAACCTAGTACTTACTATGTAAACTTTAACTAATCATGGCAGAATATTTTGGTAAAGGCATTTCGGTAGGTTCTGGGTTTGATTTAGGTGCGAATCTACCACTCGACAATAGAACAATCCAAGCATCTATTGCTGATCGTGACGCAATGCCTACGATTCAGTTAGTAGAAGGTCTTATTGTTTATGTAAAAGAAAATAAAACCGCATATATATTAAAGAGTTTTGATGAAGATGGTTCTAATAGAGTTTGGGAAACTCTTGCAACTGGAACTGTTGTAGAAATTATCAATTCTCTTGAAAGCGATAGAACAGATGCTGCTTTATCTGCTGCTCAAGGTAAAGCTTTAAAAACGCTTGTAGATGAGTTAAGATCTTCTGTCGCTTCAGCTTTAGATTATAAAGGTACAAAAGATACTTATGAAGAACTTCCTTCTGAAGGAAATAAAAAAGGAGATGTATGGAATGTAGTTGCAGCTCATGAAACTACTCCTGCTGGAACTAATTATGCTTGGGATGGAACTCAATGGGATCCGCTAGGTGGAACTATTGATCTTTCAGGTTATTATACAAAATCTCAAGTTGATGGTGCTATTTCTGAAGTTAAAACAGAACTTGAAGCTACTGATACAGATTTACAAGAACAGATTACTACAGTTACTAATCAACTTAATAATAAAGTTGATAAAGTAGAAGGTTCTGGTTTAATTTCTGATACAGATCTTAATCAAATTAGAACTAATAAGTCTAATATTGAATCTTTACAAACTTCTGTTGAAGATAAACAAGATTCACTTACTGCAGGTGAGGCGATTACAATTTCAGAAGAAAATACAATCGATCTTAAACTTGACGCTGCTACAGATTCAGCATTATCTAAATCAGCAGATGGTTTAAAACTTGATTTAACAGGTTTAAAAGGTTCAACAATTAAGATTGGTACTGCTATTACTGGTGGAGTTGATGTTGGAGCAGATCAAACAATTGTAGCTGGAATGCAAGCTCTTAGTAATAGTATTCAAACAGCAGTATCAGGAGGTATTACATCTCTAACTAGTCCTAATGAAACATTAACTATAAGTGGTTCTGGTACTTCTAGAAGTTTAGTAGTGAATGTAGCAAAAATTGTTTCTGCTAATTCTGCAATTCAAGTAGGAACGGATGGAAAGTTAGATATATTTTGAAATGAAATTTCATAAGTAATCTTTTATTAAAATGGCAAATACAACTAATTTAAGTTTTTCTAAGTTAACAACGGTACCTTCACTAAATTTAATACCTGGACGTATTTATTTTGAAACTTCGACTGGATTAATTAAAATAGCAAAAAGTGAAACCGCAACTGATGTTTTTGGTGGAGTTAGAGATGCTCATTGAGATGAAGAAACAAAACATCTAACTATTACTAACGCTAACGGTACAGTTATTGATTTAGATTTATCAGATGTAGCTTCTGCAACAGAAGTTGCCTCTGCTCTTAGTCAAAAAGCAGATACATCTTACGTTAATACAGAGTTAAATAAAAAAGTAGATAAAGTTGTTGGTAAACAATTATCTACAGAAGATTATACTACTACTGAGAAAACAAAACTTAGTGGTATTGCGGCTGGTGCACAAGTAAACGTTATTGAAACTATTAAGGTTAATGGAAAACCTGTATCTCCTGGAAGTAATAAAGACGTTAATATTACAGTCCCCACAGTAACTGTAACTGGTGTAGCTTCTGAAGATAAAATATTAAAGTTAAGTGGTGGTACATTAAGTTCAGAATTATCTTTATCTTATAGTACTGAAACAAAAAAGATTATATTATCTGGGCAAGATAGTGTAGAAATTGCAAGTATAGATGCTACCCAGTTTGTTAAAGATGGAATGGTACAAAATGTATCATTTGATCCTGAAACTAAAGTTCTTACAATTGCATTTAATACTGATGCAGGTATAGAAAATATTGAAGTAGATCTTGCATCATTGGTAGATGCTTATACTGCTGGCTCAGGCATTACCATTAGTAAAAATGTAATTTCAGTTGACACCTCTACAATTGCTACTAAGCAATCTGTTACAGATATTGATACTAAACTTGGAAGTGGATTTAGTTCAGAATCAACAGTATCTCAACAATTAGCAGCAGTTAAAACAACTGCTGAAGCAGCAACTACAGTATCAGAAGTTGATAATCAAATAGATGTTAAATTAGCTGAATTAACGGTAGCAGATAAAGATAGTGGATTTGTAAGGTCTGTTACACAAACAAACGGGTTAATTGAAGTAACAAAGTTACCTATACTTGAGACAGATATTCCAAATCTTTCAATTAGTAAAATTAATAATCTGCAATCTGAACTTAATAATAAAGTTCCAACTACAAGAAAGGTAAATGGATTATCTCTAAATCAAGATATAACTTTAAAAGGAAGTGATATAGCTCTAACTGGATATAAAAAAGGAACTGAGAGTAGTTCTATTGTTGCAACAGATACAATTAATAAAGCTATATCTAAACTAGAAAATAAAATTGATGTTGCTGCAAGTACAGGTGTCCAGTCTATTGGTGGAGCAGTAGGAGTAATTACATTACGTAATGGACAAGCTGCAACGTCTCCAGCAGTTAATTTAACGATTGCAGAAAAAGAACTACGTGCTGATGTTATTGGAGTAGCTACTACAGCACAAGGAAACAAAGCAGATACTGCTTTACAAAGTGTTACTGCAAGTGGTTCTAATTATTTAACATTAACTGCTAATAGTAAAAGTGGAACAACTCAAAATCTAACTGGATCAATTACTATACAAAGTATAACTACAGCTAGTTCTGAACAAAACGGATTAGTTGAAGCTAATGATGTGAAAGAATATGTAACTTCAATGTTTCAGTGAGTTGATTTTGTATAAAATTAAAATATAAATAAATGGCATTAGATATAAGTTTTTTACATTTTACAACTAAAGCCTCTTATGATGCTGAAAAGAGTCGTAATGAAACAGACGGAACTTTAGAAGAATTCGAAAGTTGTATTTCATTTATTGACGAAGGTCCAACTATTTGTACTAGAGGTAAAGAATATAAATGTAGTGTAGATCAAAACTTAGTAGAAGAACTGATTAATTCTGCAGGACATGCTACAGTTTCACAGCTAGCGGATTATTTACCGCTAGCTGGCGGAACTATGACAGGAACTCTTAATTTTGTAAAAGATATAAACAATATAATAACCATTTCGACAATAAATGGAGAAAAAAATTTATTAAATATTATTGATTCTAAGGTATGAGTAGGTCAAAATACTGGTAATATAAACGGAACTGTAATCAATGTTACAGATGCAGGATTAGAAGTATCACGTCCACATAGTGCTAGTAACGCAATTGTATATGATACAGAAAATTTAACAAGCTTATCACAATTAGAAAACGATTTAAATTTAGATTTTATTCCAAATAATAAAATTGGAGTAGCTAATGGAGTAGCATCATTAGATAGTAGTGGTTTAGTTCCTTCTAGCCAGCTACCATCTTTTGTCGATGATGTATTAGAATATGATTCGTTTAGCGATTTTCCACCTACAGGAGAATCGGGAAAAATATATGTTGCGAAAGATACTAATAAAACCTATCGATGAGGAGGAACTCAGTATGTAGAAATTTCTGCATCTATTGCTCTAGCTAACACAGTAACTGGAAATGATACAGCATCTACTGCATCTAGATCAGATCATAATCATAACAATACTTATGTAACCCTAGCTACAGAGCAAACAATTTCGGGTAAGAAAACATTTTCAACAGGTGATAAAGCAATTACTTTAACTGGCAATACTAGTACTCTTATAAATGGAAGGGATCATTATACTATTGCTCTAGCAGCTCCGTTAATAGAATCTGATTATACTAGTTTATTTGGAATAAAATTAGCTAACGGTAATACTGCTGTTTTTGGAGGCACAAATAATAATATTGGATTAAATTTTTATAAATCTGATAGAGTTGAAAATGGAGTTGATTGATTTTGAAATTATACACAGGAAGATAATATTGCATACTTAAATACTAATTTTGAAATTCGTTCAAGAGATATAACTATTAATAGTACTCAAACTAATGGATTAACTATTAATAGAGATACCGCAGCATCTGCTGGAATAAAATTTAGTAATATTAGTAAGGGAAATCTTGGATCAATAGAGTTTGCTGATAATTTTAATTTCTATATTAAAGATGCTGATGGATCACAATTAGCAGTACTAGATTCTACAGGAAATATAACTTTTGTAGGAAGCGTAACCGCTACTTCTTTCAGTGGAAATGCTAGTAGTGCAACTAAATTATCTTCTGCTAAAACACTTTGAGGACAATCTTTTGATGGTTCAAATAATGTCAGTGGAAATCTCTCAGATGTAGGTAATATTATTCCTTCAACTACTAGTACACTTAATATTGGAAGTTCAAGTCTAAGATTTAATTTAATATATTCTAAACAATTATTTACTGGAAATAAAACCGCATGAAATTCTAGTGATCAAGGAATAGCTGTTACAGGAAATAGTATTAGTATACATTGTACTACTGATAATCCTACTATTTATTTTAGCAAAGGCAGTTCATTTACTACTAATAATTATTTATTATGAGATGGAAGTACCATAACTTCTGCAAGTGCTTTAACTACTACTGCTAGAATGAAAGCTAGCCGAGGATTTTGCGTTTCTCAAATTTCTCCTGAAGGATACGGTATTAGTTTAATAGAAAATAGTGCTCCTTTAGCTCCTACTTACGGAATGTACTTTGGGCCAACTGCAACATATGGTACTCACGGAACAGTAACTGGAGATCACGCTATATATTTTAGCATTAATAATAATGCAGGCAGAGGTTTCATATTCAAAAATAG